TTACTGGTTTCTTTGACCATATAGATGCATTTGGGATTGGGCCCATCACTCAATGGTATCGTAAGTATATGGCCGGCCTTTAACTTAGGAAAATACCAACGCACGTCTGGATATACATTTGAAATTTCAATGTGCAGGAATTCATGTTTAAAGCTGCTATGTGGGTTGAAGCTAAATGCGTGGAAATCACGTTCCATGCAATGTTCAATTTTGATGATCTCCAGATCACCTACTTCTTTATCCCCAATTACAATAGACCAATCCCATGGCATCTGTAACCGGTATGGTCCAATTTGTAAATCTGCTGCCGCAGAATTAAATGACTCCAAGAATACCATAGGTATGAAAAAATAGTCTGCTTGAACCGGATTTGAATAGTCCAAAACACAAAAGCGAATATCGCTGTCATCATCTGGAACTCTATTCATTGGGAACGCTTCGTTATGTTCCGTTAATACTCTCATTTTTTATCTCCAAATAAGTCAACGATATTCTCATTGCTCAGATCAACTTTTTTAATTGTGAAAGGATATTGTGCGTCTTTGTAGAAGACTTTTCTCTTAGTTAGGTGACGCTTACTATGTTTGGTAGTTGAACAGACATCCCAAATCAAAACCGAGTCCTTATCCGCAGCTTTACGAATACCACGACCAATAGATTGGATCACACGGACAAAGCTCTTGCCTGGTTCAAATAGTATCAAATTAAATATTCGAGGAACGTTGATGCCAACGGCCGCTACGCCAAAGCTTGCTATGATGATCTTGTTACTGCTGGTTTTGACATCATCATATTCTTTTTTACGGTCAGTGAGTTTTACAGTACCAGAGATAAATGGAACGTAATCATCGCTGTCTTTGGCCACACCTTCATTGAGTAGTTCCTGCAACATATCACCACACTTGATTCTATCTAGAAGAATCAAAGTGTTACCGGTTTCAGATATACTTCGAACCGTCGTTGCTAGCCATTTAATTCTAGCCGCATCTGTGGTCAAGTACTTGTATTCTTCAGGGTACCCGCCAAATTCTCTTAGATCAATCGTCTGTACCACGTTAACGTGGCAATTCGATAACACACCGGCGTCCTGAAGTTCCTTTGCGCTCAAATGACCCAATACTGGACCAATAGCACCAAGCATACTAATGAATTGATATTCATCCTTAGGAATTGTTCCAGTTAGTCCAAAACGCAATGGTACGTTAGCAAAAGGTCCAGTTAGGAGATTCCTAAGCACATCTGCTTTGGCCATATGTGCTTCGTCAACCATCACACACACAACACCATCTGTTATCACATTAATGGGTTGCTCGTCCTTGGGAAGACCTTTACCTGCCTTGACCATATGTTCAAGTGATTGCCAAGTGCAGATTGTGTGGGTTCGGTTTAACTCTTTACGTTCACCAAAATACACCCCAACATCCAGCCCCAAGTTGATGTAATCTTCTTCCGTCTGAACCACTAGGCTTTTATTCGGAACGATAACAACGGACCGACCATAGGCCTCTACAAGATTCGATAATGCAGCCGTTACTAGTGTTTTGCCCGCTCCAGTTGCAGCCTCTTGAATTCCTTGACGATTTGTAATGAATTCGTTAACTATCTTGATCTGATAATCGCGAAGAACAATAGGTTGTCCTTCAGCGGGATGGCCCTTGGGCCACACTTTGCCTAGTTCGGCAAACCAATTCTCATGTATCTCTTGAAAATTAAAATCATAATGCTGACGGTGATCATCTATTTCAATCTCATAACCGGCCTCCACCACAACAGGCAGAACACGATCCAATAGATTTAGTTGAGTTTGACCACCCAATCCGCAATAGCTGACTGTACCGTCCCAACGTCCAAGTTTATACGCGGGAGTATGGTATGCCGATGGGATAAAAAATTTGAGTGCGTCGACCATTTTGCGCCGCACCTTCATATCTAACCCATGAAATCGAACATTGACTTCATCGGTTATTTCTAAAGTTGTTTTCAATACTTAGTTCCAATACTCTATACTTAGTATAATAGAGTATTGGTTTTAGGTATTCAAAATTTAATTATAGAATATTGGAGATACCTACGCAATTGATCCCGAATACTTTGAGCATCTCAGGTAATACTGATACGGGTTTGTCTTTTAGTAGATCAGCGATACTTGTATGGCTGTTGCTGACTAGTACGTCATGATAAAATAGAACACCATGCATGAATGATAGAGTTGGTGCCTTGGGAGTTTCATGATATCCTATTATCTGAGAAGTGCCAAAAGACCATTTAGCCATTTCAAGATGCCTAGAACCCCAATTCGAACATATGTAGATTATAAAAGCATCTGATAGTTCAATGTGCTCCTTGGCTTTGTGAACCCTATATTGTCCTGGGATCTTGGCCTCTAGGAGATCTAGATCCTTTTTAACAGGAGCATTACCAGGGACTACAAATCGTACATTTGGGTGCTCTATTAGTTTTAGGTAATCCAGTAGTCCTTCGAATGCAAGTTTCTGGGAAGCCTCTTCGACTATCATCCCTCGAAAAGCACGGTCAGCAAGATTCTGCACCACCTGTTGGCCGACTTCATTGGTAAAAGGGGCTAGAAGATCCTGCTGCGCTAGTACTGGTATTGATGGATCAAGGTCCAACTTGAAATGCTTGGAATATTCCATAAGTTTTCGAGCCAGTTGCGGAGTAGCACGGGCGCCGACGATATCAAACATTATCCTCCTCCCATGCAACCTGTGTGAGCCAATTCGAAAGTATCGTATCATTTCGGACTATAATGTTGATCTGGTCGCCATCAACTGAGGCATGAGAACGAAGACTACGAGAATTTTCACATTCAGTTAAAAAGGCCACCACAGAGTCATCAAATTGAATGTTGAAGGTCTTAATGATTTTCATAACCTTGCCCAAGTTGTACTGGGTAACTCGAACACACCAAATCTTTGTAGTATGATCAAAATAGGAATATCCGGAATCTCCAAGATACGACATACCGCGGATAACATCCGTTTCATTCAACTGCTTAAATGCTTTCATTCGTTGAGATGAATATTTGGTGCGCATGAGTAGCAGATTACCACCAGCATACCGGACTTCATCAACAACTTCTATGGATAGCTTGGGGGTTCGTTTGCATCGTTGAGATACAATCAATTCATCAATTCTCTCACTGGCATCGAACAGATACTTGTGATTTGAAATGATTTTCACACAAACAGCCAACTGTTTTGTGGTGTATGATTTACCAGATAGATCCAAATCATACATGTCAGCGACAAAAGAACGGTCAAATGAGGATATTTCATTTGACCGTTCATAGATTCGTTTAATTGCGTCTTCTATCGTGTGCATACCTAACAGTAGCTTGGCGCTACATGGGTGTCAATAATTACTCCGGAACATGGACTTCTGATAGGAATGCATCTTCCATACCGGCAGCACGAAGCCTTGTGATGTTGTTGATTTGATACCCTTGAGTTTCCAATCCTTTAAGAACTCCAGCATATCTGTTTCGTACCAAGGCAAACAGATTTACTACCTCGGAGAAATCAAGAACCTTGGAATCCGAATCTGCATATTTTTCAGCATCTCTGGTTGTTAAATCCCTATTGTAGGATTCCAGATAGTGTCGGAATCGTTCTCCACGAATTCTTCGTAATTGAATATTCAAAAGCTCTAAAATAGCTTCGACTTCCTGGAATTGTGCGAAACGGTATTCTGTAATTCCAGGAAGGCTAGCTGACATCTTTTCAATAGAACCGTACATGTTTACTTCAGTACGAGCCTTTTGCAGTTCAATCATGAAATAATCATGTGCCAGCAGGACCAAACTTAAGTCCTGTTTATCGCTGGAAATGCGGCCATACCAGTTAACAGTAATTTGTTATTCCTCTTCTTCAACTTCTTCATCGGCATCACGTGGATAAGCCTCATCAATAGCTTTATCCAAATACTTAGAATGACCGTGGCAATCAGTTAATTCATCCCCATAAATGCCAAACTCTTCCAATGCACGGATATAATGTTCTGCGGCCTGGTTTCTTTGTTTTGCTGGGATATAATCTTCTAATGAAGACCATATACTTACTAGGATTTCTCCTGAAATATCTGAACTCATAAATTTTTCCTAAAGTTGGTAACCAAGACTACTTATGCAAGTGCCTTGGTTACCAAGCTTGAATTATTCCACCGCTGGAGCTAGATCTGCTGCTGCCGCAGCTTCTAGTTCTTCATCGGATGGAGCCTCTAATTCCTCAGCTGGAGTGACAATTGGCATCTCTGCATCCTTGACCATACGGTCCTTCATCAGGATATCTAGGATACCGCCATCATTGCGCTCGTATCCCTTACGGAAATACTTGTGCTCATTGCCAGCTAAATCTACATATGCGAAGCGATTGCCGTCCTTCTTCAACGTGCCATCGGCTTCAAACATATCCAGAAGACCACTATATGGATCCATACCAGTATTGTAGGGGATCTTGATCTCAACATCTTCGAACGGCTTGTTGAAACGAGTCTTCATAACCTTACACTTGGCACGAATACCTTGAACCGTTGAAGTCTTGTTGCCTTCATCATCTTCCTTGAGCTTTAGTTTGCGCATGGCTACAAGAATACTACTTGCATAGACGAAGCCTGAACCACCAGCGATGACGTCATCCGGGCTGAACATATCCTGGCTCGCATACGTATGTTGTGTGGCGATCAAACCAATATCATACATGCCAAACATATTCACACAGTTCAATACCAAAGCCTTGAGCTGTTTGGCTTTTCGACCCATGTCGCCCTTCATGTCGCCAGCCTGGAACTGATTGACTTCCGTGGGAGTCATCAACATACCAAGGGAGTCGATCACAAACATTACCTTTGGACGTTCTGCAGGATCTAATGATCCATAATTGTCCTTGTAATCCTTCATGAAATCATGAATGATCTTAGCAACATCATCGATCATCGCAGTGTTCAGCTTGAGTAGCTTATCCTCTGATGTATCAACGCCTAGATCCTTTAGCCATTTCTCATCCAAGGCGTTTTCAGAGTCAATCATGACCACAAAGATACCTTGCTTCTGTGCTTCACGCACAAGGTTACCACTAACAATAAATGACTTACCAGCGCCGGATTCTCCAGCGAACACTGTAACCTTACTCATCGGAACACCCTTATGGAAGTCTCCTGAGATTCTATAATTCAAACAATAATTACCTGTAGAGATCCATGTCTTGGGATCACTGAAGCCAACGGAAACACCGTCAACATTTTTCGTAATAGACTTACGAAACTTTGAGACATCAAATGCCTTTACCATGATTTTCCTTGAAAATTTAAACGAATTCAAGGGCAGGCAAAGTAGTTTTCACCTGCCCTTGATAACCTAATTAAGCGTCTTTGTTACGGTTGCGAAGGATCTCTAGGATCTTCGAAGCGTCCTGCTTTTCACCATCTGAGGATGCTGCTGGAGCACTCTCTGTTGGACGGCTTGCGTTGGTACGTGCCTTCAAACGAGCCAATGCGTCAGATGCATCATCTTCTTCATCGGTGTCGAATGGAACATTAGCCGCGGCTACTGGAGCAGGACGACTCACTGGAGGAGTGGTACTTGCCGTAGATGCCTTATTGCTGTTGTCGTACTGAACACCTGCTGGACGGAAATACTGGCCGTACTTTGCAGTATCATATGGAAGGCCATCCACGGAGTCCTGGAACATCTGCTTGATGATCTCAACTTCAGCATCCGTTGGCTCCTTTGGCAAGAAGCTCTTCAGATCATGAAGGCCATGCTTTTCAATCGCAGCACGTTCGTTTTCGTCCAGAGGACGACTCTTACGTGACCAAGTGCTAGTAGCGTAATCCGCATACTGGCCCTTCTTTGTCTTTGTGAGACGGAAGTCAACACCAGCATTGTAATCCGTTGGCAGATCTTCCATTTCAGGATCCATTAGAGAACCCTTAATGTTGGTGAAGATTGTGCTGTTGATGATGAATCGACGGATTGGATTCTCTGGAGCAGTTTCTTCCTTCAATGGATCCTGGACCACAAAGCCCTGGAATACGTAGGAGCGCTTCTTCCAGTACTTGCGAGCTAGATCTTCAAGATCCTTTTCCTTCCACCAAGGACGAGTTTCAGTTAGGATTGGGCAGCTCTTGCCATACATTTCCATGCATGGAACCTGAACTGTTACTTCCTTAGTTTCTGTTTCACCCTTAATGCCTGCGAATGGGAGTTTAATGACCAAACGTTCTGCCCAGAAGAAAGTGTTGCTGGGATCAGCATCTGGGAGGAATCTAATGATTGCAGTGGAATCGTCTGGGATGTTCCAGAAGGGGTAGGAAGCTCTGTCGCCGCCGCCGTTTGAATTGCCTTCTGATTTAGTCTGTTGCGCCATTAGCTTGGCGCGGATTTCTTCAAGGGATGCCATAATAAAGTGCCTTATGTTTTGCTTTATGTTAGAATTAGACCACAATCAATCATTAGTTTGTGGACGTTTTATTTAGTCTATCACTACCATACGATTTGAATAATTAGGATTCAATATTCAAATCTTTTACTTTTTACATGGAAATAGTCCGATTTGGTAGAAGAGGCTTAGTGAATATTTCCTCAACTACACAAACGATATGACAGCGACGGCATTGCAGTCATTATTCATAAATATCACAAAAGGTAGTTGGTATAGACGACTAATTAGCAAAATTGGTCCCAAAGGGATATTCCGTAGAAGAGGAAGAAACACCCTATGAGGCTCGTTTCGTTTTACGAAAGACAGGTACACATGGGAGCTTCTGAACTCCTAACGGAAACAATTGATGCTTGTCACGGTTTCCCCGTTGCCTAGATAAATAAGCTTATTAGGAGATTTAATCATGGCCCTTCAAAAAGTCATAGCCAAGAATACCGGTGCACAGGCAGCATCTTATGTAGGTGATAGAGGCGAATTGTTCTTTGATCCTGAAAACCCACAGCTTAAGGCTTCCGATGGTGTCACTCCAGGTGGTGTTGCACTAGCTGAAGCTGGTAATCTAAATGTGGTTGCTCAGACAGTAGATCGGACCTTAGTACTCGATGATGCTGGTAAGATGATTCTGGTTACCACGGGTAACATTGTTGTACCAACCAATGCTCAGGTTGCATTCCCAATTGGTACTCTAATTAGCATTGCCACGCTAACAAATGATTCCATTATTACCCGTAACGGTTCAGTTGAACTCTACAAGATGACTTCATCTGCAAGCACCACTTCAACCACTCTAACTGTTGTGGCAAGATCAATTGCCTCACTGCTAAAGGTAGGCACGGACACTTGGTATGTGTCTGGAAACAACACTAACTAACGCTTAGTTTTCTTATCAGAACGTAATCCGTTAGACTACTTGACGGATTACGTTCAAACCATTCACTAATGTCCATCATATGTTGGGATAGCCATTTGAACAAATATGCTGGCTTGGCATATTCTAGGTTCGAATCACAATCAAAGTGGTGTCTATATTGTGTCCTGTCCCATATCAACGGGATAAAACTTTTGGTACTAGGCAATCCATATTGTTGATGTTGTGCTTGAACCCCAAGCACCCCATTTTCCTCAATAATTTCTAAAACTAACCCTCCATTGCCGAAGGTCATCCAAGTATGCGCGAGTATATTTGTCAATTGTAACCTATTGGAAATAAAGAATATTTTAAAGCTTAAATGGGAAGTATGGTCGCATACAGGTGAGACATATCATCGTATGCAAGGTGATAGCCATCATCGGTCACAGAATAAACAAACCCATGATCAAAATAATGCGAGCCCCTATACATTAGAATTAAGGCATCACTGGGTATTGATTCACAAAATTCAGATTCTTGTATATGCGTGGTGGTTGATAATTTCTGTTCGAATAGAAAACGTTTAACTGTAGGATCGCTTGGCATACCATGTAATAGGATTCTAGCTAACCCTCGACGGGTAATTCTCGCCACAGAATTACTAGCAGTTCGCAATACATGTTGTAGATCCTCTATAGGATGATCCTCTTCAAGCATTACATTTATAGCTTGGGGTGATTTCTCTAAAATATAATCGATACAGAACTTTTCCATCTGCGCATGCGAATCGAATCGTTGGGTAGCTGGAAAGGTTAACATTGACATGCTTGTATTGAATGAGGTTGAATCAGGATTTGTTCTCAGCAAACAGAACTTACCCTGAGTTACCTTTTGCTCAACTGCTATACCCATTAGACTGCCATTGGTGCTTTGATTGATGCCGCTGGATCATAGTCTATCAGTTTAAAGTCTTCCATAGTAAAATCATCTATATTTTTCACTAATGGATTCATCCAAAGTTTGGGCAAAGCTTTGGGTTCACGAGATAGTTGTTCCTCAACTTGATCCATATGGTTCAAATACAAATGCGCATCGCCAGACGTATGTATTAGATCACCAACATTCAAGCCACAAACCTGCGCTAGCATATGAGTCAACAATGCGTAGGATGCGATATTAAATGGGACGCCAAGGAAGAAATCGTTTGATCTTTGGTACAATTGGCAACTCAACGTATTAGCTCGCACATAAAACTGAGCAAAGCAGTGACATGGCGGTAAGGCCATTTCATTAAGTTCACCCACGTTCCATGCCGTTAGGATATGTCGACGACTCTGTGGATTCGTTTTAAGATCATGTACGAGTTGAGAAATCTGATCAACCTTGGTTTGTTGGATCTTTTTATATTGGCCAAGTTCATGTCCTGGCGCATCAATCCAATCAACGTTTGACCACCCGCGCCATTGAACCCCATACACAGGGCCAAGCTTCTTCACAAGATCAGTGTTTTCATATCCTAGGGCCTTACCCTGGGTATCAGCGTTTGCTGTCCAAATTGTAGTCTTACCAATGAGTTCTTCACGTGGTTTCCCATGAAGGATCTCAGCAAGTCGCCGCTCATCATCTGAGCCTTCAAGGAACCAAAGTAGTTCACTGGTTACAGCCTTCCATGCCAAACGCTTTGTTGTCACGGCTGGAAATCCTTCACGCAGATCAAACCGCATTTGATGCCCAAATAGGCTTCTAGTACCTACGCCTGTGCGGTCGGTGTCATCCACACCTGTATCACGAATTTTACGGATTGCATCCAAGTATTGTCTCATTCATCATCCTCGTCATTAAGTCGCCAATACTTATTATTGTTGTATATGGTGCCATAACGGGTTTGAAATTTATCAAGACCCTTTGTTTCAAAAGGGTTCTTTACACTGGTCCTAGGCAAAGGCATATACGGTGCGTAATAGGCCGCTGCATCAAATTGCGTGTGGCCTTTATATGCGAATATATTCAAATGTTTGAATTGTTCTTCCCATTCACCCATTTTTATTTTGAAGTACACGGCATCACTTGGATCTTTGAATCCAATGTACCGGCATTTGTCGGCAACTACCAAAGAGTATTCAATGTTCCTTAGTTTGAGATGATCCACAATGTCCTGTTGCAATTGGACTGTTTCGGACCCGTTGGGTTCAGGATCAAGCCAATTGATGAAATAAAAGCTAAATGGGAGTTCAATTCGTATCATCGGCGGAGTCCTCGTATCTAGTTCTAAGTCTGAAAATGTCACTTACAGGGCCTGTCATCGGTTGTACGCCTAAAATGCTCTGAGCAATCACATTGGGCATTATTCTTCGAATTAGTGGGAGTATGACTGGATCATAAAGTGGTGGCAAGCTCTCCCATTGGCCCATTGCTAACTTAAAAAGCAATGCTAATTTTATATCAAAGAACTCAATCCTATATGGATCCGCTGCTATCAAATTGTAATCGATATGATGTTCGTTCAACCATCCTTGTACCTCAGGTTTGAGACAGAAAAAAGACTCACCTACAAAACCTTGAATGGTTAAAAAATTGGACGGAATGCTAACGGTTGCTTTTACCTCTGCCATTCAGTTACATCCAATTGGTCAACCTCGTAGGACTGACTGGTGAAGCCATCGAAATAATCTGCGGGCAAAAATGTATCACAGGTGTAATTCTCTCGGATATTAGTCACTAATACCCTATGCGTGACTGGCTTGAAAAATTCATATATCTTAGCACCTCCAATGATCCAAATAGCTTGATCCTGTGGTAAGTGATCTATGACTTCCTGAGGACTTTTCGGGCTAATAAAGGTGGAATCAGGACCACCTAGTTGTCTACTGCTGATAACAATGTTGGTACGATTTGGTAGTTTCTTACCTAAGCTGTCCCAGGTATTGCGACCCATAACCACAGTACCACCGGTGGTTTGTTCTCGAAAGAAATTGAGATCTAGTTTGTTGCGGGGCCAAGGCAGATCATTTTTGTAGCCAATGCCAAGATCACCAGTGCAAGCCAATATAGCGTTTATCATAGTTCAATGCTACGGCAGAGCAGGCGAAGGATTCAATATTGGATTTAGGTTATTTGCCTAGGATGGTGTAACCAGCACCACGGCCATCATGCCGTTCTACGTCCAATTGTCGACCAAGTTGTTTGGCCAACTGCGTGGCAATAACATCATATAGACGTTCACGAGATCCACTATCTTCAGATCTAAAAAAGATCTTAAAGCTTGGATATTTGGCTGCATAAGGCATTAACAGGTTGATAACCGCACCGAATACCTTAGTAGGAGCAGGTTGATTATCCTGTTGCTTAATAGACCAGTTATCGTATTTGTTTTTGTTCTTAAAATTCACAGTTATCATTTTGATATCTTTATGAATTTTGATCTCACACCGATAATGCTGTCCATTGATATGGAAGTCGTTTTCTTGCCATTCAAAGTCTGTCTTTTCACCTGAGCCAAGGGTGCGGGTTATCTCAGGCTT